GTGAAACTGGTTGATGCCACAGAAGCCTGGCTGTACGACACTGTGAAACGCAAACTGATCCATGTGGTTGGTGACGCACATCGCGGCAGTTTCACTGTGAAGAGTTCGGCTGTGATTGGATTTGACACAGGCACAAGTTCGCAGAAAACCCTGCGTAAGCCAGCAGAGACCTTGAAAGCATTGTTGGCAGCGGGCAAGCCGGCAACACGTAAGATCTTCAAAGAGTTAAGCACCACAGAAACCCAATGGAACGGGCGTGGTAACGACAACTTGATCATCCTCAAGGTCTGGTAATGTGCTAAATATCAGGGACGGAGTCCCTGATGCAAGAACAACAACCCATAGATTTAGTAACACTCAAAAACAACCTTTTTGAGTATGTGCGCCTGCAACTGGGCAGTCAGATCATTGACATTGAACTGGATCCGGCTCACTTTGAAGCGGCATATCAGAAGACCATTGGCACTTATCGCCAACGAGCCAATGCAGCATACGAAGAGTCATACAGCTTCATGCAGTTGGTCAATCAGCAAAACATCTATACTCTGCCGCAGGAAGTGCAGAGTGTGCGACAGATCTTCAAAAGAACCTTTGGTATAGCGTCGGGACCCATGGGATCAAATTTTGATCCGTTCAGTCAAGCACAGATGAATGTGTACTTGATCAACTTCAATCAATCAGGCGGCTTGGCAACATACGATTTCTACAGCCAATATGTGGAATTGGCTGCTAGGATGTTTGGTGGATTCTTGAATTACACTTGGAATCCGGTCACAAAGAAACTGCAAATCATCCGCAATCCAGCAGGTGGTGGCGAAGTGGTGCTGTTATGGACCTACAATCTCAAACCTGAGATACAACTGTTAGCCGACTTCCAAATCCAGCAATGGATCAGAGATTACACCACAGCGGCTTGTAAGATGATCATTGGTGAAGCTCGTGAGAAATTTGGCACCATCGCCGGACCCAATGGCGGCGGCACACTTAATGGCACTGCCATGAAAGCCGAAGCCAAAGAAGAGATGGCAGAGTGCATCAAGCAATTGGTGAATTATGTGGATGGAAGTCAGCCATTAACCTTTGTGATTGGCTAAGATCTGTGCTATAATCAGCACATGGCTGATCTAATGATTGATATTGAAACGGTAGGCACAGGCCCAGAAGCCTGTATCCTGACCATCGCTGCCCAGGCATTTGACCCACTGAGCACAGGCTATCTTACTCAACAATTCTATGCGCGAATTGATCCGGCGAGCCAACCTGACCGTAACATCGAACAGGGCACAATTGACTGGTGGGCAACTCAGCCCCCAGAAGCACAAGAAGAAGCATTTGGCCCGGACAATCGTATCTCATTAGACACAGCTCTAGAAGAACTGGGTCGACTGATCTGGCGATCAAAATCAATCTGGGCCAACGGTCCAACTTTTGACATGAACATTCTTGAGCATGCCTACAAGAGTTTTGGCCGCCCGCTGCCCTGGCAATACTACCGAGTGAGAGACGCTAGAACTGTGTACGCTCTGTATCCGGACTTGGGCAAACCACCCGCAAGCCATCACGCTCTTGAAGATTGCCGTAGGCAGATTGACCTGTTGCAGGCCACACTTCGACATCTAAACATAAAGGCACTATCATGATCATTGGAATCTGTGGATTCATTGGAGCAGGCAAAGACACTGCTGCTGACTATCTAGTAAACTTTCACGGTTTTCGTAGAGATTCATTTGCAGCCACTCTTAAGGACGCTGCGGCAGCAGTTTTTGGATGGGATCGAGAACTGCTAGAGGGTCGCACACGATCAGCACGAGAGTGGCGAGAGTGTGTGGACACTTGGTGGGCTGAACGTCTTGGCATGCCGCACTTGACTCCGCGTTGGATATTGCAACATTGGGGGACAGAAGTGGGCAGAAATGCTTTTCACACTGACATCTGGATCGCTAGTTTGGAAAACAAACTACGGAAAAGTTCGGACAACATCGTGATATCTGACTGCAGATTTTACAACGAAGTAGCTGCTATCAAGAATATCGGTGGGCGTGTGATCTGGGTGCAGCGTGGCATGATCCCGCACTGGTATGATATCGCAGCCAAAGCCAATCACGGCGATGAAGCAGCACAGCGTTGGTTGGATTCAGAAGGTATTCATGCCAGTGAATATTCATGGGCTGGCACCACATTTGACTATGTTGTGGAAAACAATTCCACAGTGGACGATCTATACCGTCAACTCAACGATCTGCTTGCAGTGGGTTTGGCACCCATGGAACGTCTAGTCGCCTGACTTCTTCCACACAATTCAGGCACACGGTCCTGAGATTGTTCAGGGCAACATTTCGCATGTTGCCGTCCATGTGATATACCAAGGTCTGGCTGGCGTACCTAGGCTTAAACCCACAGCGATCGCATGTGGGTTTTTTCTTGTATCCTGCTTTCTTCCATAGTGCTTCTGGCGGCTTGATCTTCTTGTTTCGCCGGATGCAATGATCGCATCTAGCCCGGTAGTGCGTGACATCGTCACGACAATAATTCACAGCCACCGGGCGTTGGTTGCAGGCGGTACACATGGGTCTCATGGGGTATTTATACTGTAAACCTTTGCAAAGGGCATCGCAACACCATGAGTTTTGGCCACATCCGATAAATATCTATAACAGTTTTTAAAGGAGCCAACATGGCAACAGCACCATTAGTTTCACCTGGCGTGCAGGTAACAGTAATCGACGAAAGTCAATACCTGCCAGCAGCCACCAATTCAGTACCTTACTTCCTGATTGCCACAGCACAGAATAAAGTATCAGGTTCAGGAGTAGGAGTAGCAGCAGGAACCCTGGCACTCAATGCAAATCGCCTGTACTTGATCACCAGTCAGCGAGATCTTTCAGCCACATTTGGCAATCCATTCTTCTACAAAACCACAGCAGGTACCCCTATCAACGGGTACGAACTCAACGAATACGGCTTGTTGGCTGCGTACTCTGCACTGGGTGTGACCAATCGTGCTTATGTGCAGCGTGTGGATATTGATCTTACAGAACTCACAGCCACTCTTGTTCGCCCCACAGGTGAGCCTGCCAATGGTACATATTGGTTAAACACTGCTGCCACACAGTGGGGTATCTTTGAATGGAATCAGACCACTGGTGCATTCAGCAACATAGTTCCTAGTGTGATCACCAGCACCACAGAACTTCTCAATGGCGTGCCACTACAGGATTACGGCGCGATCGGCGACTACGCAGTAGTGGCCACCAACACAGCCAACCCTGTTTACTACAAGAATGGTGCTGTGATAGCGGCAACAGGTAATTCTACCACTCTCAGCGGGTTGTTTAACACCTGGGTGCTGGTGGGCAGTGATGATTGGAAATTGAGTTATCCTGCTATCCAAGGTGCTAATGCAGTGACCACAACACTGACCGCGGCTAATACAATTGTGATCAACGGTACTTCAGTTGCAGTGCCCGCAGCGATCAACAACACCATCCAGGGACTCAGCAGTGCTATCAACAGTGCCAATATCACTGGAGTGTATTCTGCCGTGATTGACAACAAATTGTGCTTGTTTGCAGACAGCACAGCCACAGCCGATGGTTCCACAGCAGATGACGGTATCATCTTGATCAGTTCTGTAGGATCAACATCGGGATTGCTAACCACACTGGGTCTTACAGCAGATGAGACTTACTATGCACCGGGTCTGCAACAAAGTCCAAACTATGTGTTTCCTCGTTGGAGAGATACCGATGATACTCCACGCCCTACAGGCAGTGTATGGAACAAGACAACTGCACAAAATCTTGGAACTGCCATGATCGTGGAGAAATACAGCACACCATTGGGTGCATGGGTAACACAGGCAGCGCCGGTCTACCAAAATGACTGGAATGCCAATGCTGTACTGGATGCCACAGGTGGTGGTAAAAATATTCCTGCTGGCACAACCTACACACAATACAATGTGGACCCTGCTGCAAGTGGTGTATCTGCATGGAGTGCTTCCACCACCTATGCAGCAGGAGCTCGAGTAATATATGATACTTTGACATACGAGTCTCTGCAAGGATCCAATCTCAATCAGAATCCGGTGACTCAGACTGCGTATTGGTCAGAAATCCAAAATGATTTGCCTTACAACAGCACCTACACCTTGCAGGTGTTTGAACGCAGCCCAGCAGGCGCAACTGTAGTGACTGGCAGCACTAGTACACCTAGTTTTACCAGTGGTGATCAGTTCACTATTACCACGAGCACAGCAAATTCTACCACACTGACCAGTACTGTCACTGTTACAGTCAACGGTACTGACGCAGCAGCATTCATCACTGCCGTGAGCTCATCGGGTCTACCCAATGTGGTTGCCACAGTAAGCAGTACCGGTGCTATCGTTCTCACACAGAGCATCGGCGGCGTGATCTTGTTGCAAAATGTTGGCACCGACACCGCCGTGACTGATGCTGGTTTTACCACCAGTACCACAGGTTGCCGTAACATAGTGGACGACAATCAATATGCGTTCTTACAACTCAGCGGATGGATTCCTCTAGTGTACACAGCCAGTGCTACTGCACCCAATCAAGATCCTGCAGATGGTACATATTGGTATTATTCAACGGTCAATCAGGTGGACATCATGATACAAGGCGGATCCGGATGGGTAGGATATCAGAATGAAACCAACGACACACGTGGTTTTGATCTGACCGGTACCAATCCTACTGGACCCATTATTTCTGCCACAGCACCTACCACACAGACCGATGGTACCGTGTTGGTGTATGGTGATCTCTGGATCGACACCAGCGATCTTGAAATCTACCCGGTGATCAAGCGTTGGCAACAAGTTGACGGCGTGAATCAGTGGATACTGATTGACAACACCGATCAACAGACATCAAATGGTATCTACTTTGCCGATGCTCGTTGGAGCTCCACAGGCACGGTAAATCCCATCACAGGTGATCTACCCAGTATCACCACCTTGCTCACCAGCGATTACTTGGATGTGGATGCACCAGATTACACACAATTTCCTGCAGGCATGTTGTTGTTCAACACACGTCGTTCAGGATTCAATGTTAAAAGTTTCCAGGTTAATTATTTCAACGCTGCTGACTTCAGCTATGACACCTGGAGCAGCAGCACCGCTTATGCGGTGGGTGATCAAGTGTTGTACAACGCTGTGTTGTATGTGGCCATCCAGGCCGGTAGCAATCAAAATCCCGCTACACAGACCTCGTATTGGGATCCGCTGGAAACCAATTCATGGGTAACTGCTTCTGGCAATCGCGCAGATGGATCACCAAACATGGGTCGTTTTGCTCAACGTGCTTTGATCGTGGCTGCACTTAAATCTGGTATTGATACCGATGTCACGGTGCGTGAAGAACAAGCACAGTTTAATCTTGTGGCCTGCACAGCATATCCTGAACTGATACCTAACATGATAGCACTCAGCAATGAACGCAATAACACTGTGTTTGTGGTAGGGGATACTCCCATGAGATTGGCTCCACAGGGCGGGGACATCGTGACCTGGGCCACAAACAATGGTGGATTGGGAGTATTTGCCGGGGACGGACTATCCACCAGCACACCATATGCTGCTGTGTTTTACCCCAGTTGTCAGACTACAGATCTGGGCGGAAGCACAGTGGTCACAGCACCTAGCCACATGATGGTCCGAACAATGATCCGCAGTGATAGTGTGAGTTATCCATGGCTGGCACCAGCAGGTGTACGTCGTGGTGTGGTTGACAATGCTGCTAGAATTGGTTATATCAATGCTGCCACCGGCGAATTTATCACCATTGGCAACAACCAAGGCTTACGTGATGTTGAATATCTCAATCGTATCAATCCAATCACCTTTATTCCTGGGGTAGGTATTACCAATTTTGGTAACAAGACAATCTATGGGGAAGCATCTGCATTGGATCGGATCAATGTGGCACGCCTAGTTGCATTCATGCGCGGGAGATTGGAAGAGATTGGCAAGCAGTTCTTGTTTGAACCCAATGATCAGATCACTCGCAACGAAATCAGCAACTCTGTGAACAGCCTGTGTATTGATCTTGTGGCCAAGCGCGGCATCTATGACTTCTTGGTAGTGTGTGATGAATCCAACAACACTCCTGCTAGAATTGACGCTAACGAACTATGGGTCAATATAGCTATTGAACCTGTGAAGGCAGTGGAATTTATCTATATTCCATTGCGCCTCCAGACCACAGGTGCTATTGCCAATGCAGCAAGTGCCAGTCAGACCAGCATCTAACGGCACCGCTAGAACGAGAAAAGGGGCGGAAACACCCCTTTTCTTTTGGCCTCAACTGAGGTAAATAACTGCATAGGAGATTACAAATATGGCCGTTGCATCATTAACAAGAATGACAGTGCCCTTGGCAAGCGATCAAAGCGCGAGCAACCAAGGCTTGCTCATGCCCAAACTCAGCTA